TCGTATTAACAAAATATCCTTTACCACTTTCTGAAGTAAAAGGTGAAGTCTTGGCAGTCGTACACCAGTCTACTGTTCCAGTTCTACCAAATCCAGTTTGTGTAGCACCACAAGCTAAAGTTACTGCTGTGCCTGGTCCACCTAATTCTAATGTGCTGCCTGTTCTTTTTTCTATTTTATTTACTTTAATTGTACTCATAATTTATCCTATTGAAATCTATATCTTATCATTACTACACCTGATCCTCCTGCACCAGCAGCTCCTGATGTTCCTGGACCACAACCTGAACCTCCGCCACCTCCACCACCAGTATTAGTTGTTCCATTACCAGCATCTCCTGCTGAATTTCCTTTTCCACCTGCTCCTCCACCACCTGCTCCACCTGCAACACCTGGAATACCTGGAACTGTAGGACCATCTGAAGAACCACTTCCTCCACCAGCAAAATATCTTGTTGAACCCGCTGGACCTGGACTTCCATAACTTGGTGCTGTTGGACCTATAAATCCATCAGGTATGTTAGAACCATCTCCACCTTGACCACCTTTTGCAGGCGGACCACCAAATGCACCTGCTACACCAGCACCCCCACCAGCTCCTCCACCATTAGTATTGCCTGGAGGACTTGTTGAACCATCTGTTCCTTGTGCAGGACTTACTGGGGGTGTGTTTCCTGACCCTCCACCACCACCTGATGTTCCTCCGCCACCTGATCCACCATTTCCGCCTGTACTTGCTGGACCTGTTCCACCACCTCCTTGACCACCACCTGCGGAAGATATTGTTGAAAAAGTTGAAACTGTTCCCGCATCTCCTTTATCAGAATCAGAGCCTGATCCTGCTCCACCTGCTCCTACTGTTATTGGAAAAGATGTTTGTGTAATTGTAACTCCAGCAGGTGCAACTAAAGGACTTGATGCTGGACTTAAAGCTGTAAAAAATCTAAAACCACCTGCTCCTGCACCACCTGCCATATATGCAGTTGGTCCACCTCTACCTCCACCTCCACCACCACCAACGACTAAATATTCAACAACATTGTTTGGTGCTGAAACTGCCGTTGCCGCAACACAAAAAGTTCCATCAGCTGTAAAAATGTGTGTTTTAAAATTACCACAAGTAACTACAGCATTTCCACCAGTTGCGTTTATAAATTCAAAAGCTGTAATATTTTGTGTAGAACCATTAACTGATTTCCATCCTCTTGTACCATCTACATAAACTAATGAAACTGCCTCACCTTTAGTTGTTAAACATGTATCAGCTGCTCCTCCATTTATTAAAGATGAGTTTCTGCCAACAGTTACTTTATTTGTATCAAAAGTTGATGCGTAGTCAGATATAGCTATAATATTTCCTGCTGATGGACTTGCTGGTAGTGTAACTGTAACAACACCTGATGTTGTATTAACAAAATATCCTTTACCATTCTCTGCTGTAAAAGGACTTGTTTTAGCTGTAGTACACCAGTCAACTGCACCAGTTCTTCCCATACCTGATGTAGTTGCTCCACAAGCAACAGCAACAGTTTGTCCTGAAGAACCAATAGTAATTGTTGATCCACATTTTTTTATGATGTTAGAACCATCTGATGTTTTTTGTATGTTATCTACTTTAATTGTACTTGTCATAATTATTGAAATTTATATCTTATTATTACTATTCCTGAACCGCCAGATCCAGCTTGTAAACAACTTGGATTACCCACTGCACCACCGCCACCTCCACCACTATTTACAGTTGCGGCTACTGATGGTGCTATTCCACCTACAGATCCAGATCCACCACCTCCAGTTCCACCATTTGCTAAATCAGCATTACTTGTGCCTGGAGGACTTTGAGCAGCTCCGCCACCACCTCCAGCTTTTGTTACTGGTGATCCAGTAATTGAACTAGCAACTCCATTTCCACCACTACCTGCGTTTGATCCTGGATTAGGGTTAGCTGGATTTTGAGTACCGTTTGTTCCTACAGCTCCTGCACCACCGCCACCACCCATACCAACCATAGCTCCTGGTCCTGGACTTGATGTTCCGCCATTATTACCTTGTGGAGGACTAACTGGTGGAGTATTGCCTGAACCTGCAGCAGCAGTTCCTGATGGAGTATTACCTGATCCACCTCCTGAACCACCATCTCCTCCATCTCCTCCAGGACTTGGTGTTGGTGAAGTGCCACCTGCACCTCCACCTGTTGAAGTGATTGTACTAAAAATTGAATTTGAACCATCTGCTTTTCCTACTCCTGTATATCCTGGATTTGCTCCTGCACCACCTCCTCCTACTGTTATAGGATAAGTTTGAACACTTACAGGTAAACCTGAACAAGGAGTTGCAGCTAAAGGACTAGCTGTGTAACCACCACAAGCTTGTTTACCTTCTCTAAATCCTCCTGCTCCACCACCAGCTCCTGTTCCACCACCGCCACCAGCAACAACCACATAAGAAACTTTTGCTCCAACTCCTGAACCAAAAGTATTTGTTACTGCAAAACATCCGTCTCCTGTAAATGTATGAATTTTAAAATCTCCTGAAGTTGTAATAGTTCCACCAGTAGCTGATACAAAACCTGGATTTCCTGTTACATTAGAAGTAGAATCTTGTACGTTTTTCCAACCTTCTGTGCCATCTACATAAACTAAAGTGATTGATTGACCTTGTGTACTTAATATTGCATCTGCACAAACACCACCAATTTTTGATCCATTTCTACCTATTGTAACATTGTTAGTTTGAAAAGTATTTGTATAGTCAGCAATTGAAACTATATCGCCAGCACTTGGTGATGCTGGTAATGTTACTGTTACTGCTCCTGATGAGGTATCTACAAAAAATCCATCACCTGACACAGCAGTAAACGGAGATGTTTTAGCTGTTGTACACCAATCAACTGTACCAGTACGACCCATTCCAACTGTTGATGCTCCACAAGCAATCTTAACAGTTTTACCTGATGAACCTAAAGTTAATGTTGAACCACATTGTACATCAACTGTATTTACTTCTATCTTACTCATACGATAACTAATGTTCCTGTTACTGTTACTGTTTGTGTAAAAGTGACTGGTCCTGCAAGAACAGCACTTTCAATAATTAATACATTATCTATTGTTGCAGCGTGTGTAAAAATTTCTTCACTACCAGGTTTGTTACCTATGTAATAATTATTATAATATGTCATATCTCTCCTACGTACTTATCGAATCTACAAAACTAACCCAAGCATCAACACTCGAAGCTGCCGAGCTTTGACCTTTAAGCACATCAGTATTTTGCATAACAACTTTTGCTCCACCCTGTATAAGTTCAACTGAACTAGCAGGTGGGATGCTCAAGTCTTTTACAAGATACCTTGTTGTAGAGCCGCCTTCTAAAATAAAAATACTAACTGTTACTGCTGATGTTAAAATATTTGCAAGTCTTAAACCTACAATAGCATCATCACTATTTGCTGTTAAAATAGTTGTAGCTGAATTTGTTATTTGTACTCCTGACGATTCAAAATCTTGTGCCATATATCCTCCTTATTCCTTATAACGCAATAGCCATAGCTGTTGCAAATCCTTTTGTTGAAAATGATGTTGTATCTACAGCAGCATCTTGCCAAGACGATCCGTTGTAAACACGTAGTAAATTAGAAGTAGTATTAAAATATAAATCACCCGCTGTCAAAGCATCTCCGTCATTATCAACTGTGGGGTCAGATGACTTAGCTCCTAAGTAAGTATCATCAAAATTATCTGCTGCTGCCTCGGCTGCGGCTTGCGCTGCTTGAGCTGCTGTTTTAGCTGTGTCAGAAGCAGTGGCACTTGTAGCTGCATTAGTTGCTTGAGTAGCTGCCGTAGTTGCTGAACTAGCTGCTGCGGTTGCAGAACTAGCAGCGGCTGTTGCACTTGTAGCTGCGGCAGTAGCTGATGTAGCTGCTGAAGCTGCGTCTACAATTAAATCATACTTAGCTGAGTTTGCGTTAGTTGTTAAAGGTTCTGAACCTGATGAAGTGTGTGCTTCGTTTACTAAAAAAATATTATTTGTTGAAGTGTCCTTAACTAAATCTCTTACTGCATAAGCTGTACCGCTAGACCAGTTACCTTTGTAAGTTCCTAGTTCCTGTGTAACTGCAAGTTCTCCACTACTATCAAATGATAAAAGTTTATTAGCTCTATCTGTTGCACCTACAGTAAACTCTGTAGATGTCATTGTGTTTGTTCTTGATAACTTAATGGCTCTATCAAGTTCTTCCTGAACTTGTTGAGTTGTCATTGTTGCACGATCCAGTCCCTCTTCGTGAGTCTCCGCAGGGAAAGGATCATTGGCTATATAATCTATAGCCTGAGTTTGCGGGACATTTCTTCTAATAACCACAGTTTCACCAGTTGCAGGAGTATTGCCTGTTGTGAAGGTAATTGATCCTCCACTAGCAACTCCAGCACCAGCTACTGTATAGTGAGTTGTTAGAGTCTTTACAGTTTCAGTTCCAGTTGAGGAACGAATAATAACTTGTAAATCAGAGTCCGCAAATATTTTAAAAGTATAGGCAAAGTTTGTTGTTGAATCATTACCTGAGTAGGAATTTTTTACTGTAGTTGAAGATATTGTCATATTAATTCTCTATATATTAAATACTTTTATTACTCAATAGCAGATTATTGAGGTAATAATGTATTTATTTCATTTGATTCTCCTTCTTTACTTTTACCTAAAAGCTCATATTTTTGTTTTTGAGCTTTGATGATTGCTTTCTTAACTTCAGGATATTTTTTTATCATATCAGCATACGCTTTATCCTTATAAGCCTTGAAAACTTTTTTAATAAGCATCTCTTTTCCACCATCAAAATTAACATCACCTTCTTGACGGCTTTTATAAAAAGTAGAGTTCATTTGGTTTACTACTTCTTCCTGAAAAGTTCTACCATTAATTTTAACTTTACCTGTGTTTTCCATAAGATAATCGTAAGCTGACTGACCATCTTTTCTAAACTCAGTTAAATCAACAACTCTATTTCTTATTTTTGCATGTGGTGTAAGTGGTATTCTCAACCTTGCTATTTCATAAGCTGCTGGATTATCTTTAACGTCTATCTGTCTACCAACCAAAGATGGTCCTTGAAAGAATGAAGAAAATGATAAAACACCATCAGGATTAAAATACAAACTGCTTGGTGTTTTTTCTATAGGTTCTCCTGTAATAATATCTCTTCTAGGCTCTAAATATTTTTCACCTAAACCTGATCTTTCTATTATTTTATCTAAAAAACTTCTTGTTTCAAAAGCATCTGTCTCAGGGTCTAAAATACCAGGTATGCCTTGATTTCTCAAAGAAGCATAAGGTATTAAATTACCAACAACACCACCAAAAAATTGCTCAAACTTTTTTTCTGTAGGACTACCAATCAAAGCCATAGCATCTGTAATACCTCTTAAATAAGTTTTATTAGATGCGTTTCTCATAATTGTCATAATACCTGCTGTAAACATTTCTTCTTTTTCCTGATCATTTATGTTTAATAAATTTTCTTTTATATCTGCAATAAAACCAAGAACCATAAAACGAGGGTCCATTCTGTTATATTGTTTATACGTTATTGTTCCATCATCTTTAACTTGTGCAATAGAATAGGGTTGCCAACCATTAGCTAACCAAGTTTTTTTAATTTGAAAATTAGATGGTCCATTACCTGTAATTTTAGGAAATCTTCTACCATTCTTATCTTCTACATCTTCTGTTGCTAAATGATAACCATACATAACAACAGCAGTTCCCATAAGTTGTCTACCTAAAACTTCTGCTCTTGCTCTTCGATCTCCACTATTCCACATCATTCTGTTTTGTTTTGTAAAAGCACCTAAACCAGGTATACGATTTGACATATGTCTCCATAAGTTTGTAGGTGTTCTTATAAAAGGTGCTAAAAATCTAAATATAGGTGCAGCATTTAAAAAAGTTTGTATGTGTGAACCAATGTTTAAATAACTGCCACCCATTAAATCATTTGTGTAAGTTGCTTCTCTTGCATACTGAAGAGCATTTTGATTGATTGAGCTTTCTTTAATATTCGCAGCACCATTTTTTGTAAAACCATTTTTAAATATTTTTTCTATATTTTCTTTTCCTGCTTTTGATTGAATATCTAACCCTCTTTCCATAGTGTTATCTAAAGCATTTACAAAAAGTCTAGCTCTGTAGTTTGATTGTTT